CGCTTTATGGTATGATTGCTCAAGGAGTGCATAATACTCAGGTATCTGGAGCTACATTAACAGTAACAAAGAGCGACGATACAACTGTATTAGGTACTAGAACTGTAACAACGGATCCAACGGCAGAGCCAATTATCGGTATAAATAGTGACTAATGGAGGCTTTCAAAATTATTTGCATTTAATGTATGGCTTGCCAAACGGCTTTATTAAAGCCAAGACGCAAGTCGATACATCCGATATTCTCAATAGAGGGTTAAAAAAACGGCGTAAACGTAAGACCGAAGAAGAGTTACTAGAAGAGTATTTAGCTGCTCAAATTTTAGCGGGTAGAAAAGAAGAAGCACTTGCGGCAAAAAGAGCAATAGAAGAAGCGCTAGAACAAAAAAATTTAAAAGCAGAAGAAAAAGCAAAACAAACAAGATTTTTAATGTTGTTTATGCTAATGGATGATTAAATGGCTCAAAAATACAGATTGTTTCAATACTGTCCGATTAAACAAAAAGTAGTTCCTGTGGAAGAAGTGCAGCGTCGTGCACAATCCAATGCTCGTGACCTGTTTATACAAGACGAGATGGAGCCGACTCGCAATCCGCTAAATCCAAAGGAAGTCTATACCAGTAAATCAAAGCTACGGGCGGCCTATAAAGCTGCTGGGGCTGTTGAGATTGGCGATTCCTACGATAGGGGGTACATCCCAGACCAAGAGTCTGGCGCATCCACTCGTAGTATGGCCAAGCATTTAAGCAACCAAATAATTGATAGGTATAGAAATGGAAGATAACGAGACCCTTAATCCATCTGACACTGAGCTTACCGTAGAACGTGAACCAGCCAGTATCTCTATAAGAGAGTCGCTAAAACAGCAATTTAAAAACGTTGTGGATGAGAACGGCAGTGATAATGATGCTGGTCAAGCAGACCAATCGTCCGATGGCCGGCCCATGGCTAGTGAGCAGGTCAATACACCCAATCCTGCATTGATGGCTCCTCCTGCGGATATGAATGCCGCAGAAAAAGAAGCGTTCTTGAATCCTACTCCGGCTAATGCTCATGTTTTGCAATCCTATTTAAATCGTAGGGCTTATGAGACACGTTCTGACTATAGCCGAAAAATGCAAGAAGTCGAACACCTAAAAAAGCAAACTTCAGGCTTGTACGAGACAATTCGTCAGTATGAAGACGAATATGCTAGGGATGGTATTTCTATTGCCGATGTAGCTAGGCGAGCAGTTGCTTGGGATAAAGCTATGCAAAGCGATCCTATTGCTACGGCGTTGGATTGGCTAGACTCATACGGAATCAACCCAGACGACCTATACGGCCAGCAATATCAGCCCCAGCAGCAGCAGCAATACCTCACCAGAGAGGAGGCAGAACGCATAGCTGACGAGCGGTTTAAGTCGATCCAGTCAGAGCAGGAAAAAAAGGCCCTTGAGTACTACAATCAACAGGTTGTAAACTCATTTATGAGTAACAAGCCGTTATTCAGGGATCCAGAAACAGCTTCTCAATTAGAGGCTGAGATGGCTCCAGTTGTTCAGGCTCTAAATGCTACAGGGCGGTATTCCTCCCCTGAGCAGGTACTAGAGACTGCATACAATTATGTGGTTAACGGCAATCCGACTTTCTCCGGTCTCGTTCAAAAAATGACCGCAAAGCCGGCAATACAGCAGCAGCAAGCAGTAGCTCAAAAGGCGAAACAAGCTGCCAAATCAATATCTGGCTCCGCCGGTAGCGGGACTCCCAGAGTGCAATCAAAATCACTAGGGGATAACCTACGTCGGCGATTCGTAGGAGAGTAGCCATAAGGTTATCCCGCAAACTTTAAGGGATAACTAAAATGGCTAATTTGGAAGAGGCAATCGTATCGACCCTCTGGGACCAGTCAGAAGAGATAGCGGATTTGGTGCTTCACCACAACCCGCTTACTTCGACTCTAGACGAAAAGGGACGAATTAAGAAGATTGGCGGCGGCTATGAGCTGCGTAAGCCAGTAATGTACAACGATGCAGCAGTAGGTGGATTCTATCAGGGATACCAGTCTTTTGACTTGTCCTCGATTGATGACCTTACAGCTTTCCGTTTTCAGATCAAGCAGTGCTATGAGCCTGTTGCTATGAACGGACGTGAGCGTCGTGCAAATCGTGATGAGGCAGCTCTCCTTGACTTGGCTGAGGCTAAGATGGAAGCAGCTATCGAGCGATTGAAGAACACAGTATCCACCTCCCTTCGTGGCGATGGAACTGGTGCTGGTGGACTAGAGTTTGACGGTGTTAAGAAAGCCGTTTCAACTTCGCCGTCTTCTGGTACTTACGGTGGAATTGATCGTGGATCCAACCTTTGGGCTAGAAACTACGCTACAAACGTAACTCTAACCGCTGCAAACGTTCAGGAGAACATTACCGATGTTATCAGCCGCTTAACTCGTGGCTCTGAGGCGCCGGATCTTGGTCTTATGGATCGTACTGCGTGGAAGTTTCTCCATAGCTCGCTTACGGCTATTCAGCGTATTCAGCTTCCTACAAAGAAGGCTGTAGCTGGTTTCCGTACTCTTAGCTATGACGGATGCGACTTCGTATTCGACGGTGGATTTGGATCGTCAGTTCTTGAGTCGAATTCATGCCGATTGCTCAATACTAAGTATTGGACATTCGATATGGTTCGAGGCGCTGACTTTAAGCCGCTAACACCAACTATGGACCGTCCGATTGATCAGGATGCTTTCTTCACCGTAATTATCGTTGAAGGAAACCTCTGCTGCTCAGCTCCGGCTCTCCAGGGTGTAATTTACGCTTAATAGGAGGATTGGAATATGTCACAGGTTGCAGCATTTGGTGTTAATTATAAGAAAACTTTTACAGCAGACACTTTGCCACTACCGGTTCCGGTAGGTGCTAAGGGTTCGCTAGTAGAGGGTGAGTTTGTATTTGTTCAGGCTGATGGAGCTATCGACCAGTACGCTTTCGTGAAAATCGAGGCTGATGGTCAGGCTGCTATGCTAACAACTACAAACGCTGGCTCTCAGGGGCTTCTTATTGGCGTGGCTCAAATAGCCGTTGCTGATAACGAGTACGTTTGGGTATGGGTTGGCGGGCTTCGTGGTGGTGGAGTAGGTTCAGGGATTCGAGGCAAGGTAGCTGCAAACTACGTTGCTAAGAATAACCTCAATACTACTGCAACTGCTGGAGTAGCTGACGACGCCTCAACAACTAAGATTGCTTACGTTGTTGGAGTTGCGTCGACAACCCCTGCGGCTGCCGTTGAGCTTGCATCGGTTGCTCACTTGAAAGTGAACTAACCTAAATGGGGGGTAGCAATACCCCCCTTTTTGTGAGGATTTATGCCAACAGTTTCAAATCTTATTGGACTTGGTATGCCACCTGAGCACGCAGTGCAGATATGCGACGGGGTACAACCTGCCGTAGTAGATGCCACCGCTGCCGGTGTTCGTACTAAGCAAGCAGTAAATAACGTAAACGACACAACCCCAACAGCGGCAGAGCTAACAACTTCGTTTGGCGCTCCTGCTACTGTAGGAACGGGTTTTGTAGGTATTGTTAAAGATAACGACGCTGATACTAACTGCTTTGTAGTGGTATCAAATGGAACGTCTTTCTTTTACCTAAAGTTTACTAAAGCTACATAATTATTAGGGGGGAGCAATCCCCCCGCTTTATTAGGTGATTTATGCCAGATTTTACCCCAAGTAACCCAGGAGCAATGTTTTCAGCTTATAAGCTAACCGCTGTAACTCCTAGCGATGCAACAGAGCTAGTGGGCGTTAGAGCTTTGTGGGTAGGCGGTGCAGGAACGGTCGTTGCTATAGCCTGTAACGATACGGCCTCCGTTTCATTAACAGTACCGGCAGGTACATTGCTTCCTATTTTTGCAAGAAAGGTAATGGCCGCTTCTACCGCAACGAATATTGTAGCTTTTTACTAATGTTTATTGGCGTATCTCCATCCTGCGTATCTGCTCAGGCTATAAACGCCGGTGGTGGGGGCACTACGCCTAATCCTAATGTAATAGCCTCTTCTAATGACGGAAACTATCCTGATGGGATTCAGTCCGGTGATATTATACTTACTGCATTATCAAGCACTGGTCTTATTGTCGTTGCTATGGATTTTACATCCTCAACGGCAGGATCTTCTGGAGGCGTAAACTATAATTTAGCTTATAAAGTAGCTGCTGGAACTGAATCTGGTCTTATTGGCTCCTTAGCTCAGTCTATAGGATGTTTGGTTCTTAGAAACGTTGATATAGCTAATTTAGTAATTAGCGTAACTTCTGGTTCAACTTGGGATAGCCTAACAGGGCTTGCCGCAAGTAGTACCATTGTTGCTATGGGATACAGCAACAACGGATCTGGCAGTTTTGGAGGGGTTACTATTCCGGCTGGCTGGACTACCTATCAGTCATCAGGATTAGAAATCGTAGCGGTAAGGGACAATGTTGCTTCAGGAAGCTCGTTTACCTTTACTGGATTAAGTAATGATGGAAGTTTAACCTTGTGCTACTCTATAGGAATTGCTTAGGCAATAACGCCTATTTAAGGAGATACTTATGGCACAAGTAGACTGGGGGAGCATAATGTCAGGACAGCAGCAGCAAAAAAAGCGCTATGCTGGAATGAACGTACAGTTTTTCTATGCTTACAACGAGAACGAAGAGAAGTCGCTAAAAGAAGGCCGCCCTATATTTGATGAGATTCCGTCTATTAGCATTCAAGTCCCAGGTGGCGATACTACCGTAAGGCGTATTGAGCCGCAGGATATTCAAGAGTACCCAGAGAAGTACCAGGCTTTTAAAGCTGGTTCTGAGCCTGTAACTGAGGGTACTCCACTTGCTGAGTGGCCAATGATGCCAGGGACCGCTATGCGCGAGTTTCAGTATCTTGGCTTTAAAACAGTAGAGCAGGTGGCCAATGCAACAGAGGACGCTAAGCGCAAACTAGGAACACTATCCAAGTTTGTAAAGATGGCTAAAGAGTGGCTGGCTGCTGCTAATTCTGACCAGAACGATGTGGCTAAGTTGCGCGTTCAGTTGGAGCAGTATCAGACAAAGTACGCAAAGCTAGAAGAGAAGTTGGAGCTTCTTATGCAGCGTATTGAGGCTAACGAGGGTACAGACTTACGTGATGAGCGTACATCTGACCCGTTAGATGATGAGCCAACAGCAACGCCAAGGTTAAGGGGTAGACCAAGAAGAGTATGAGCATAGCTACGGTTATACAGAATGTCGCTAACGAAGCTGGCTACACCGTAGAGTCTAATATCTTTACCTCTACAGAGACGACAACTAAGCAGCTTTTAGCAATAGCTCAACGTATTAATCGTGACATCTTTGAGGCGTATCCATGGCCAAAGTGCTACGCCGCTGGCTCAATAACGCTGGTAGCAGGACAGTCAAGCTATCCTCTACCGGCGGCTTTTTCTAGCTATCAATACGAAACGTTCTGGAATCAAAGCACTAGGTGGCGTGTCCTTGGCCCTATCTCTGAGCAAGACTACGCCCAGCTTCAGGGCTATGGACTAATGCCTACTATTTACCAGCGCTTTCAGATTAGAGGGCTAAGCAATAACGAAGTATTTATCAGCCCTACTCCTGGTAGTTCAGGCGATGTGCTTATATTTGAGTATATCGCTGATCGGTCAGTAGTACCTAAAACATGGACAACCTCGACCGTATTTGCAGCTAACGCATACTGTATTTACAACGGCAACTACTATGTAACTACTGCTGGCGGCACTACAGGAGCCACAGCACCAACGCATACCACCGGAAGTGTGTCAGATGGTGGTGTGACATGGACCTACTATAACGGCCCATACAGCGAGTTTAGGGCTGATACAGACACAAGTATTTTCCAAGAAAAGTTACTTGAGCAGGGCATTTTAGAGCGCTTTGCTCAGATACATGGATTGGAAGGTGTTAGGCCACAGTTTGATATGCAGTTGCATGATGAATATGGCCGCACCAAAGGCGGTAAAGTAGTTTATGCGGGTGGGTTTAGTAGACCTACTCAGTTTGCAAGAAGTGGAATAGCAGCATTTGGGACTTGGATATAATGGCAATTAATGAACAAGCATTTAATCCTAATGCGCCAGCTTTTGCTAGAAGTAATCCCAAAGCATATTATGCTTGGCTGACTAGCAACGGTTTGCCACATCGTGCTGCTTACGATCAGACTATAAGCATTTTTGGCGCTCCCAAAAGTCAAGAGGATATAAATAAAGAAAACGCTGCTAAGGCGCAACAGGCAGGATTGGCCCAAACTGGTGGTGCTATAGCTGGTGCAATAGGCACTCAGTACATAGCTGGACAATTATTAGGTGGAGGCACAGCAGCAGCAGGCGCAGGTGGGGCGGCGGGCGCAGGTGGAGTTGCCGCTGGTACAGCTGGTGCGGCTGGTACTGGGGCAGTTGCCACTCCAACTCTTTTGGGTGGTTCCGGAGCTTTAGGTGGTGGGGCTGCTGCTGGAACCGCTGGAGCCGCAGGAACAGGAGCAGGGACGGCGGGGGCAGCCGGAGCAGGAAGTACTGCTGCCGGAGGATCTAGTTTAGGTGGGTTTGGGGCAGTTGCTTTGCCGGTAGCCGCTATTGCAGCAGCAGCTAGCAATGCTTGGGAAACAGGCATGAAAGATATTGTACGTGGTAGGGGCGATAGGGCAGATTGGACGAATCAAGCCTCTAACGTTTTATTTGGAGGCGCTCCAAATATAGCTATGCGAATGCTTGGTGGGCGCTCTATTGGCGCAATGATGAAATCCGGTAAATCGGGAGTTCAACAAGTCAGGGATAGTTTTAGAGGGGATTTAAAAGAGGCTGGCGTTGCCGATGACAAGTATATGGTCACGCTTGCCAATGGTAGCAAATTTAACATTGGACTTGATGGTAAAACTAAATATGAAAATGCTGGCAAAAACATTGATGGCAAAACAACAAGAAATGCTTGGGATGTAGATTTTTCTAACCCGCTGGCTAAATTTGCTACTGATAAAATTGAGCCAATGATTCGCAACATATACGGCGCTGATAACAAAAAAGCAAATTATATGCCAGGTCAATTTACTGGTATTTTAGTCAATGCAGCCACCAGCAATGCACAATCAGAACAAGATGTAATAGCAAACATTGAAGCAATGCTTGGCAAATCAAAATTTGCTCAACAAGCTGGTGTTGGCGTTCAAACTCCTAAGCCTCAAAAACCGCCTAAAGGCGAAGTAGTACGTGTGTCTCCTGGCATGTATATGAATGACAAGGGGCAAGTTAAACCAGCCAAAACAGTAAGTGAAGCACTAAGAATAAATTACAATAAGACTAAAGAAAACAAGGAGAAAAAGTAAATGGCTAGGCGTGGCGCAACGACAAGAGATCCAAACCTTCGACGATTACCTTTGCCTCGTAAAGGCGGCGTTGAGCAGATTGTTGGAGATACTGACATTAAGCAAGGTGGCGGCAAGTCGGAAGAGGAAGTAATTCGCGCTGCTGGTCGTACTGCTCGTCGTACTCCTGTAGAGCGACTCTCTGCTGGTGTATATCGAAGTGCTAGCGGTGATCTTGTAACGCAGGATGGCAAACCAATTCGACGACAGCCAACACAAGGTATGGCAGGGCAGGTTGCTGGAGGAATGCAGCAGAATCCTTGGCAGGGCGTCATTGATAACAACATGGGCGGCCAAGTTGCTGACATGGTAAATCGGCAAGGAGCTCCCATAAATCAGTACGACGATAAAATGTATCGGTATCCGCTTGGAACTAACATGCAGGATGAGATGCGCCGAATTGCTGAAGGTGCTGGCAATGTAGCGCAACAGCCTAACAATCAAATACAACAGGGCATGTATTGGGCTCCTGGATTTGGGCCAAATGCTCAGCCTATGCCACAAATGCCGCAAGCATCAGCTAATCAGGGAGGCAAGTACCGTTTAAGCCCAGGCGTATACGGCACTCGTGAGCAAGCTATGCAGCAGTACAATCAGCAAATGCAGCAGATGTATCAGTCAGCAATTCCTGGCGCAGCAAATGTTACTGGACAAATGCCTAATTTTTCACGTTTTGGCCCTATGATGCCACAAGTTCGTAAGGGGTAAATAGTGGCCTTTCAAGGATTCACAATGTCACCGCCTTATGGCGGGTTGGACGCGCTAAGTCCAATAGATAATATGGATCCATCCTTTGCGTTGGAATTGGTAAACGTGTTTCCTGGGGCAGGAGCGCCATCAGTTAGGTTGGGGTATACTCAATACAATACTGGTGGCGTTACCATCCCTGCGTCACCAATTAACTTTATGCGAGAACTTCCGCTTGCTGACGGAACTAAGCATCTGATAGCCGCAACTGATACTAACCTGTACAAGATAGTATCTGGCGGCATTGTTTCAACAGTTACTAATCCAACGCCGCATACTGACAGCAGGTTTAATTCAGAGATATTTGCTAACAATCTATACCTCTGTAACGGTGTAGATGTACCGCAAGTTTATACCGGCACAGGTAACGCTGCTAACGTAACATTTACCTGCTCTGCTGGGCTAAGCAATCTTATTACCTGCGCCGCTTATAAGCGAAGACTTTACTTTGTTCAAAAGAACTCAATGTCTGTTTGGGTACATGCTTCCGTTGATGTGCCAGGAACTAGCGGCTCTCCTAAGCTAGACGAGATCCTAGATATTAAATATGTAATGACCAAAGGTGGTTACTTGCTGTTTGCTGGTAGCTATACCAACCAGACTGCAAATACGTCTCAAGACCTATTCTTTGCTTGTAGCTCTGAGGGCGAGATTGTTTTCTACAGTGGCACTGGCCCTTCAGATTGGTCGTTAGTAGCGCATTACTACATAGCCAAACCGGTAGGATTTAGGGCTTTTATCAGAGTTGATGCAGACGTTTGGATTATAACACAAGACGGCATAGTGCCATTGTCGGCTTTGTTTCAGAGCGATTCTGCATCAGCTTTAATGGTAGTAAGCGGCAAGATTAATCCTATTATATCTGCCGCTGCGGAGAATTTTAAATTCTCTCATGATTGGGCTGGCTTTGTATGGCCTAGAGGTAGAAGGGTATATATCTCAGTCCCGCAATCAAGCAGCGAGAACTACTTTCTAGTTTACTCGCTAGACACTAAAGGCTGGACTATTTTTAGGCTATTTGACGGTGCCCACGCCAACTCCTCTTGTTATGCATTTGAACAGCCGTTTTATGCTTCATTGACCGGCATAGTTTATCAGGGCGAAACGGGCCAGGCTGACGCTATTACTGCTACCTCTACAGGCCAAGCTATTACCTTTGCTGGCAGGACAGCATTTAGCTTCTATGGTGCTAGAGGAAACTACAAAGCGTTTAAAGATATTAGGCCGTTGCTAAAAGTGAAAAAGGGCGTGACCCTTAGCTTAGGGTTGGATACTGATTTTAAGAGATCGACGGTGGTTACAAGTGTGACGACTCCTACCAGCGCTTTTACTCCTTGGGGTAGCCCTTGGGGTGTGGCACCAGGAACGTACTTACCAATTCCTCCGTATACTCTTATTCCAGCCGTTACACCTCTTCCTTGGTCGGCTGACGTAGAATACACGTTTGACCGGTACGCAGTTAAGGGGCAAGGGCATTGTGCGGCGGTGCGGTTTGGTGGTGCAATAAAGAATACCACCTTAGATATTTACGGATTCGAAATTCGTTATGATGTAGGTGGGCAGGTATAATTATGGCAAGGCAAGGCGCAACAACAAGAGACCCAAAAGCAAAAGCAGACCCTAAGCAAAGCAACAATCCTGATGTGCAGAATGTGCCAACTAGGGAGGCTAATCGCGCTATCTACGACACGCTAACACCTGAGCAGCAAGCTAGGTATCGCACTATTCGCACCAACAAAGGCGGTCGACAAGCTTTAAAATTTTTGCAGCGATTTCAGCAGCCAGTAGCTCAGCAGCCAACTCCAGAATCAGTTACACAAGATAACTTTATGGATGTTGGCCAGGCTTACAACGATATGGTTCAGCGATTTGGCCAAGAGCAATACCAGCCGCAATTTGAGCAGGAAATGGAGCGAGCTAGGCAGAATGTAATGGGCCAGTTTGACCGCCGTAATGCTCAAGCTTTTGCACAACAGCGACAAGACTTTGAAACGAGCATGGCTAACAGAGGTATTGCCCCAGGTGGGGAGCAGTACAATAGAGAGCTAAAAGCGCTTACTGATAGGCAGGATATGGCTCGTCAGGAGGCTATAAGTTCAGCAGAGCAAGCAGCTTATGGCATACAGCAACAGCAGTTCGGCCAAGCTTCAGACTTAGCTATGCGGCCATACGAGCAATGGAATGTGCTACAACAACCGTACATGATTGGCATTCAAGCTCAGTACCAAGCAAGAGAGGCTCAGCTACAGCGTCAGTTTGAGGATGCTATGAGGCGAGGCGACAGAGCTAGTGCAGAGCGCATAGCTAGAATGTCTCGTGGTGGTGGTGGCGGTGGTGGACAACCAGCACTTACTCCTTATCAGCAAATGGAAATAGAGAATCTTGATAGGATACAAAATAAAAACCCACAGCCAAATCCAGGTGCGTCTTTTGTTCAGGGAACAGTTGCCGGAGCTGGAGGACAAATAACTAATAGATTGACTAGATAATATGGCAACATTAGAAGAAGCATTAACAGGGCTGAATTACACACCGCTAGAGACTGGCTACGGAATAGCTGCACAAACTGTTGGGCAGATGGCTCCAAAGCTAATCAATCCTTACGGTTCTACAGGCCAGGCTATTGGTATAGGCTTAGGCTCAATACTTCTTCAATCGTTACTAGGCTATCAGGCTAGGCAACAGGCTGCTCAAGATACGTTAGAGCTAAACAGCTTGGCTAATCAGCTTATGACAAAGACAACGCCAGAGGCTCGTATTGAGTTTATTGGTGGCGTATCTGACCCTATGAATCAGTCTAGGCTTTCTACGCTATCAACTGCATTGTTGCAGCAGGATGCAACTAGAAAGATTAAGCAAGCTGAAAAATTAGCTGATTTAACTACAGCCGCAGAATTTGAAACATCCCCTCTTGCAACGCAAGTGGCAGATTTAAAAGCTACAAGAGAGGCAGAAGCAAAGCGCAAACTTGTCCAAGCATTAGTTCCTAGTGGCTCTGTTAGTACAGCTGGCGTAGAAGCCGCTCCAATGCCAGGCGCTACAGAAATGCAATCAAAACGAGATGCTTTAATTGCTCGTGGTATTGCTATGGGAATGACGCCAGGGCAAGCATCGGAATATGCTGAAAAAAATCTTAAACCTGATACTACTGCAACTAAAGAAGCTCAAAAGAAAATAGAAACTTCTCGTTCAAGAGGTGTAAATTTAGAAGAAATTGCTGCTACAGCTAGAGCTGGAATGGAAGGCGCTGGGATGACTGGAGGAGTACTTGGTAGGCCAAGACAACTAGCCTCTAGGATGGCGGCAGTCGTAAGTCCAGGCCAGCAGGAGAAGCAGGACTTTCAAGCAATACTTGACAGTGTAAGACCTAGAATGGTGCAGATATTACGCTCGCCTGGTGCAGTATCAGATTTTGAAACTAAATTGCTAATGGGGGCTGGTCCAAGTTCTACAAATACGCCAACTGAAAACGCTAGGCTTATTGCAGGAATGGAAACTGTTTCTCAGTTAGAGCAAGATTACGCCGATTTCTTAGAAGGTTATGTTCAAAGCAAAGGTAGTTCTGTTGGAGCTGATGCTGTCTGGAGACAGTACAAGAGCGAGCAAGTATTTCCTACTGGGACTTTTAATCCACAGCGGCAAGATTGGTCTTCGTGGATGGCTGAAAAGGGAGGCGTAGCTAGTATTGGTATGGCAAATGTTAATGCCGTTCAGCAATCAGGAGCAGAACTTGTTTCTCAGCTTAAATCAAAGTATGGGACTGATTGGAAAACTAAGCTAACTGATACTGAAAGAACTACGTTAAAAACACTTGTTGACGCAGCTAAAGGACAGTAATGGCTGATTGGTTAGACGAAGCTGAATCATTGTTTGCAGAGCCGGATATGTCGGCTATGCCTACTCCTGCGCCTGTAGCGGCAGCAGAGCCTAGTGGCTATGGATTGCGTCAGCTTGCGTTTGATGTTCCTGCTGGCGTTGCTAGGGCTGGTGCTGGATTAGCAGATGTATTGTCATACCCTGTAGTAAAGGGGCTAGAGTACGCTGGGGCTCCCGTAGAGACTTTTGGACTAAGCAAACTACTTAGCGCAGGAGCCGAAGCCGCTGCTCCTACTCTTGGTGTAAGGCCAGAGACGGAAGTTCAAGAATTAGTTAGCTTTCTTACTCCATCGCCCTTGTCTAAGGCTAAGTTACTTGGTCAGGCTGGCACAGGATTAGCTGCATACCTTGGCAGCGAAGCAGGGCAAGCGATTGCGCCAGAATCTCAATATGCTGGATTGATAGGAGCGTTGGCTGCTCCTGCTGCTGTTAGCGGTGCTGCTAAAGCTGCATCAGCTATCGCACCTTCGCTAGAAGATGTTGGTATGGGCTTACAACGTAAGGCTATGGGCGCAAGGGCTTCTGATTACAAACTAGCTAAAAATGCTATTATTGAAACAGTTGAAGGCGATACTACAACGCAGCTTAAAAAGAGCTTTGATAATCTTATTGAGAAAGGCACTCTTGGTAAAAGCATAGATCCTGAGTCTATGTATCCAAAGTTACAAGCCGCTAAGGAAGCCGCAGAAGATTCAATTCAATCTGTTTTAAAAGGAACAGAAGCTAAGGTAGGGCCAGTTCCTCCACCTTCATTTGATAAAACGCTTGAGTATGTTTCTAAAAACATAGCAGCTAACGATGTTGATAAATATTTAAACGAAGTTATCAGCTTGCAAGATGCTTTGCGTCGAGAAGGCAAGGGAAGTCTTGTATACTTAAATCAGCAAAAAAAGATTATTGGAGAGAATTGGAAAAACTCACCTCAATCTGACCCTGGTTTTTGGCGCAATCTTTACAGAGATATGAAAGGGCACATTGAAAAGTATGCGCCTGAAGTAAAAAACCTTAATAAGCAAAAACAGGATTTGATTGTAGTTAGCCCTATTATCGAAAGAGGCTTTAAGGCATCTGGCGCTAGTTATGATATTGGCAAAGCAATGCAATTATTATACACGTCTGGGGGTGCTGGATTAGCTGGTGGAGCAATTCTTGGGGCGGCAACAGGAGACACTGAGGCTGGTATTTTAGGCGCTCTCACCTTACGAGCATTAGCTACTCCTAAAGGACAAAATCTTGTCGGGAAATTAACAACTAATTTAAGCAAAGCAATACCTAAAGAAGTTGCCGCTGTTAGCCTTGGCGATTTGGCTACTATTGCTGGCAAAGCTGCTCCAAAAGATTTGCAAGCTTCAGCAACGGAACCTGCTGCAATGCCTGAGACTGGCGATTGGCTTAATGAGGCTGAATCTTTATTTGTAGAGCCTACACCTGCACCAGCTAAAGAATCAGTTAAAGTAGGCAAGCAAAACATCAGCATCCCTACCGGCAAAGAGTTTGCTCCACCTAGCCTTGTTAGGGCTGTAATGAAAGCAGAATCAGCTGGCAAGCAAGAAGCTATTAGCCCTAAAGGTGCTAGAGGTTTGATGCAGCTTATGCCAGGCACAGCGAAAGACCTTGGGGTTAATCCTGACGATCCACAAGAGAATGTTGAGGGTGGCAGTAAGCTTCTGCGGCGATTGCTTAACAAGTATGACAGTCGAGAGATTGCATTAGCGGCATACAACTGGGGGCCTGGGAATATCGATAAGGCCATTAGAAAGGTTAGGGCCGCTGGTAAAGAGGTAACATGGCAAAGCGTTCTTGATGAAGTTAAGGTTCCTAAGGAAACTAGAAACTATGTATCGAAAGTTATTAATTTAGAAAAACGAAAGCCAGAGGAAGAAAGTTTGTTGCGAACTGTAGCTAGCCTTGCACCAATTACAGGTGAAATAATATCGGCACAAGATACTATTGAATCTTTACGTCAAGGTGAATATAGAGGTGCTCTAATAAATGCATTGGGAGTTATTCCGGCAGCAGGTATTTTTTCAAGATTACGAAAAGCAAACAAAGTAGTAGACGCAGTTGATAAAATCACACAAGCAAAAAAAACAGTTGAAAAAGGAAGCAAATTAGTTACTACAGAAAAAGCGAATGAAATAAGTGCTATTGCAAAAGAAATTTTGACTGAGCAGAAGGCAGCAAAAGCGACAGTATTTAGCAACAAATTGAAACGTCTTAATGAAGATAAGAAATTTGTTGAAACAATGATAGAGAAAGAACAAAAGCGGGCTGGACGAAAATTTAATCAAATTGGGTCATCGTACGATGATGCAAAGCAAAAGCAATCATTAAAACAAACAACAAATCAACTTGATGCCGATAAAACCCGATTGGCAAAAATTGAAAAGCAAATTGAAGAAACTAAAAACGAATTGAAAAAATTATTTGGAATAGAACTTATAAAGTAAGGAACTTATATGGGCTGGAGCGGAGGGAATTACTCAAAAGGCAATGCGGCAACTGGTGGTTGGGCTGGTGATGCTAGCCTTGGCATAGGCATAGAGGCTGGTCGCCATGATACCCAGGACAATGATTTTGCTACTGGTATCAATCAGTGCATAAACAAGGATGGCTCTAATGCCTTTACCGGCAATCCTAACTTGGGCGGTTATATTCCTACCAACTTAGGCGCTGGTACTGCTGCTGCGCCAGCATTGTGCGTAAATAATGATACTAATACAGGCGTGTTTGGCCCTGCTGCTGATACTTGGGCTGTAGCTACTAATGGCGTTGAAAGAATTCGCGTTGATAGTTCTGGTTATGTAGGTATTGGAGTTGTTAGTCCCGCAGTTCTTCAAGATTCTGCAAGAAGTGCAAATGATTCGCTAACTCGCATAAGAATACAAAACGCAAATGCTGGATCGTCTGCACAGACGCATATTGATATAGGTAACGATCAGTCGGCTTCTGCTGCTGGTATGGTGCTTAATTCTAGTACTAATACAGCCCAAGCTGGAGCTAACAGCTTAAACATTTTTAACGGGCTAAATGCGCCTATAAGTTTACGAACAAATAGCGCTGAGCGTATTAGCATTAGAGGTAACGGTGATGTGGTTTTTTTCAATGGCCAAATCATTGTTGATGCTACTGCAATTGGAGCTAGTGCTGGCACAAACGCACTGCGGTACAGCACAACAACTGGTTTAGTAAGTTACGATACATCATCGGCACGCTACAAAGATAATATAGAACCATTGACTCATGGCCTTACAGCGGTGCTGGCAATGTCGCCAAAGCAGTACACCTACAAGTCTGATGGCAAGGCTGATGTTGGCTTTATTGCTGAAGAGATGGTTTCGGTGGTGCCAGAGGTTGTATCAATCAACCAAGCTGGCCAGCCAGATTCTATTAACTATGACAGATTGGTTGCTGTAATGGCGAAAGCTATTCAGGAGCTCAACGCCAAAGTAGAAACGCTAGAGGCTCAAGTAGAAATGTTACAAACGCAGGTAGCAATAGGATGAAGCTTAGACTCGTCAGGGTAACAGAATTTAACGGCGCAACTATGGGCGTGTTGTGCATCAATGATGCGCCTGAGTTTGTCACGCTAGAGGAAGCCTGGCGAGATAATGAGCGCAATGTAAGCTGCATACCTATAGGCAGGTACAAGATTGGGCTGGTTAATAGTCCGTCTCGTGGCTGGGTGTATAAGGTTATGGATGTTCCCCAACGGGACCATATTCTTATTCATGCTGGTAATACCCACAAGGATACTCAAGGCTGCATCTTGCTTGGTGTGCAGTTTGGCAGGTTGGGCAGTGATAGCGCTATCTTGGCTAGTCGTGTAGCCATGAAGCAGTTTATGCAGATGATGAAGGGCGTCAAAGAGGCAGAGTTGCTTGTCGTGGACTCGTACGGTGGGGGGCGTGTTCACTGATGACTGGCGACGTTACTGAGTTACGCTATTGGCTGGATATTATTATAAAGGCTGCAATCGGTGTACTTGTTTCTATTATTGGCTTGGATTACAGAGCAGTTAAGAATAGCTTGCACGAGCTGGAGACGCATAAGTACATGGTTTCGGCTGAAGTGCAGGTTATTCAGACGGAGCTAGCCTATATTAAGGGCCGGCTAGAGAAGATTGACGCCAAGCTGGATAAGGCGCTAGACCGATGAGATCGGTTGTTGCCTTGCTGCTATTGATGGTATCAGTAGAAGCATGGGCAGCCCCTAGCTTGCTTGGTATTTGTCATCCGCAGTTTAACTGTGCTGGGGTGGACAGGCTGTATCGGGACCAGGATAAGCTAGTTATTAGCTGGCTAGAGAATACTTTTGGGCATAAGTGCCAGTGCGTAGAAAGGCTATTAAGCGACGCCAGGCCAAAGATTATACGAGCCCACCTGATACAAAGCCCATGCATGAGAAACAAGCGTTGTGGCCGTTATGAGGCGCTATGGGGCTATACAGCGGCATCAGCTAGTAGGGCGGCACAGAATCCAAGAAGCAGGTTAAGGAAAAGGTTTACGGTAATACTTGAACGATTTAGGCAGCGGATACAGGGCAAGGAGCTTACCTGTTACGTATCGCCATGTTTGGAGTGTGATTTGTATGAGCCTGCTAGAAGAGTGCTTGCCAATCTTGTATCTGCTGCTTTGCCTACTTGTAACATTGTGGACAATCCATACCGGCGACGCTGCTTACCTGGAACCACCTGTGAGCAACACGGAACTAATCCTGCTCTATCTGCCCCTTGTATAATTGACCTAGACGGGATTGACGGAGTTACTATCGACCTAAAAAAATGGGTGGTCAAATACAAGCATTGTGATTTATCCTTTTATTGGGAGCCCTGGATGAATTGCATACGGGGTAGTTTTATCGATCCCAGAAGCCGCAACTGTAGTTACGGAAAGTCTATATTTGAAGGTGCTATATGCCGCTCATTCTTGCATCCATCCTCCGCCATTTGCTTACCCTAGCTGCTGGAGCGCTTGTTACCGTAGGCGTGTCAGAGCATGATGCTGCTAACCTTGCTATGGCTGCTGAGCCAGTGCTAGGCGGCGCTATTCTTTACGGTGCTGCACAAGCTTGGTCGATTGTTGAGAAGAAGAAGCGCTAGAAACTACTTGAACGGTAGGAGCGCGTCTTTTCAAAGTGGGTATAGTTAGCTAGGCGCTTCCGTATCTTGCTTACCGCATCTTCTCTGTCTAGTAGCATGGAACAGATATAGACAAGGTTGTACTGCCTTGGATGTTCTTCGAAAAAGAAGCCATGCAAATCCTGCTTAAAAAAGTCGGTCAGTTCTTTAGCTGGTGCGCAATAGTCTGCGATTGCTCTTTCTATAACTGCTAGCCATAGCAATACTTCCGGCTGCGTTGGCGCGTCTACGTGCTGAGCTTGTACTTCTGTCATTTTAATGTCGAAGTCTTTTGACATTGGACTAAAGCTAGGAAGTCCTCCAGGTACATAGTTACTAGCCAGGGCCGGTTGTTCTTACGGTGACATACTATTGGAGTTTTGTCACCGCAGTCTCTTGTAGCTTGGTCAATAGCCTTGTCTACGTTAAGATTCTGAACCCGCTTACATTCGATGTGGTAATCAGCCAATTCGGTGCAAACTACATCAGAGTCGCCAGCCTTACCGCAGAACTGTTGGGTACGCCTAGCAGTAAATCCATGCTCCTTTAGCTTGTTTGCAAGCTCTCTTTCTCCTGCGGCGCCCTTGGCTCGTGAGTCCGTCATATTAGTAATAAACCTTATCACTATTAGCTACTGACCAGCGGTTACAATCTTCTGCTGACCAGATTGTTTCAAGTGTAGCATATTCTTTTGTCGGTGCAGTCGGATTATTTCCAATAAAGAAGGCATCTTTAAAAACTAATCTATTGGTAGGCAAAGCTGCAACTTGTCCGTTATCAAGCAAAACAACGTGGGCACACTTGTTTTGGTCTGGCTGTAACAGAAAAGCAGATTCAGACTCAGAATCAGGTAACCAATCAATCGTAAACCAATACGTGCCAGATACCTTAGTTTTGTCTTTAAGCAGTGCATCGCATTGATAGCCTTTAAACATATCAAAGGTAGTTACTATGGGGCGGTAACTGAAACAATCCCATAGTTGAAGTAAGTCCAAAGAGTATTCACCAGAGTTGCCAACATCAAGGTCATGCCACAACCAATGCAAAGGGATATGACGAAAGTGCGCGCCTGATTCAAGTAATACGTGGAATTGTAGCGCTCTTGCTTTGTATGATTGTATTGCAAATGCGTAGCCATGTTCAAAACCTTCTTTACCGTTTAAGTTCTTGTTCTCTATCCAAACTTTAAGGGGCGGTATATCTGCGTTCATCCCTCCTCCTTCGGCGGCGCAGGTAGCTCTTGCCAATGCGTAACGCCTTCTACAATGTCATCATATTTATCGTACCATTTTGCAGAATAATAATAAGCAACGTCATGGTCATGCCAACCATCGCCACTAATAAGTACCAACACTGTTATTTCCTCATCCTCCGGCAGCCTCTCCTTTACGCTAATCCAACCATTTACATCCACCATTTTGCTCATGTCGAGAATATGCTCGCAAGTATCCGGCATCACCTTGTCGACATCAGCAACCTGATCTTGTAACTCTTGTATCCTAGCCTCTGCCTCCTCTAGCGCTGCGTGCGCATGTTCCTGTGCTGCTTTATAGCCAGCGAGGAAGGCGTCTTTGCTTAATATATAAGCATTGGTTGTTAAACAAGAATTCGCATACTCCTCTGCTAGTTCTTCTGGTGTTTTACTCATAACGTAAAAAACTCAATAAACGGAATGTTCAATTTATTTGCCATAGCTACTAAGTCATGTAGCATTATTCGCTGCTTGCCTAATTCTAAATTTGTAATTGAGCTACGACACAACTTTACTTCAGGCAAAAGATATTCAGCGAATTCTTTTTGCGTCATGCTCAGTCGCACTCTGTGTGTTTGTATTTTGCTGCCCACGATTGCATAAATGCGATTATTGCTTGCCGCCAACTCTTCAGGTGTTTTACTCATCTTTTAGCTCCTTTTCTTTGCCTCTTTCCCCTGCTCTATATCCAGCAATAAACGCATAAGCCAACCAATGGCGATCAAATGGCCCGTCGTTTAATAGGTTGGAAAAATCATTTGCTAATTCCTGCATTGTTTTGTTTTGACCATGAGTTTTGCGTTCAAACATAGCCATAAAATCGTCCGGTGTTCTCATTAAAAAAATCCCTTTTTTTCGATATAGGTAAGCTTAAACTTTTCAATTAAAGGTTTTGCATCGGGCTCCTTCTCGCCATGTTGCTTGCGAAGCTCTACATACAAATCAAAAATTTCCTTTTCTGACATTTCCCGTCCAGCCTTATATCCAGCGATAAACGCCTTCTCGCAAGCTGCTGTCACTGAGTGTGTATCGTTAATCCTATCGCCATATTCCTCTGCTAGTTCTTCTGGTGTTTTACTCATTTTATTTCCTTTGCTTCAACACACACATAACTCCCAGCGCTGCTTAAAAGTACGCCCCCTTTTGCAGCGCAATTATTTTTAGAAACGCGAAGAAAATAGAAACTAGCGAATACAATCAATAGTCCGATTGCAGCAATTAAAAGCTCTTTCATATCTACCTCTCAAATGATTCCATGCCCCACAGTTTGTCCTGTGACACAAACCAAGCCTCTTTATAGCCGCCAGGATTAGCCCTGACGCCTCTTTCTAGTGCCAGATAACCTTCAAGCCAGCCCAGCAGTTTAACACTACAGCGGCTCACATAGGTGAGTATGTAGCGCCTATCTGCTGAGTCATTATCACGAAAGACTAGCTTGCCATCCTCTTTACGCACTGCCCTAACCTCAACGTCATGCCCACAGTCTGCAACGTCTTTAAATGTGCCATGGGTTAGCTGTACTTTCTTGCCTAGCCACTGCGATACTTTAAGCTCTGCCAAAGCTCCTACAGTGTGAATCTCTAGCGCATCTAATACAGACTTAACCGGCATTCTGTCTTTGCAGCCTAGTAGCTCTGCTTCGTACTGCCTAACTTCAGCAGTTTTTACAGCTACAAGCATTTCTTTGAACGTATAGGGCAGTGTAATCATGGCTAGAACGGCAGATCATCCATGTCTATTTCTTCGTGCTTTGCACCGCTCTTTCCCTCGCTGAAACCTCCAGACGCCATGTGCTCTACGTCATGCTCTGCCCTGTTACTAGCGTATTTAACTGCTTGCTGTAGAAGCTCGATCAGCTTCTCTAGCTCTTCTTTGTAATAATACTTCGTTTCTATGTACTGCTGTGTCTCTTTGTTCTTGTATGTCTTGCGTATGGTAAAGCTGTAACCGCCGTTTTTAGCTGTCCATACTGCTACGTCTACGCCTCTATCTCTAAAACTTTGTACTGGCTTATTCATACTTTTTTTTACCTTCTTAATAATTGTCTCTAGTACGTTGTTTATCTTTACTGCGTCTCGTCTTTTCTGATATTCTGAACTTCTCATATATTCTGGCCCCGTTGATTATTAATTTAATCTTCGGGGCTTTTTATATCCCTCACTACATCTAGGGCCCAGCGCAAGCCGTCTTCTTGCCCCTTTTCGAACTCAGAGAGCGGCTCTTTGCTGGTTTCTAGTAAGTTAATAAGCTTCTCAATCACGTCGATTGCTAGATTTAACTCTTTCGATGTACTGCTCAAAAGCGTCTCCTATTATGTCTGTGAGTCTCAGCTTGTTGCGCTTCGCGTAATTCCGCAAAAAGCTCACAAATCGTTTTTCCACAATCACTGTAAACCGTACTGCCCCGTCTCTGGGTGCATCGTCTCGCCTTTCTTCTGTCATACCCTACTACTCCTTTTAGTCTAACCAACAATCTGAGTCTTTTACGCTTCCACAGGTTGCTCATCTTTGACATCCTCCGTAATACACTGAGTTAATCGCTCAAGCCTAATAGGTGAGCGGAAAATTGACCCTGTCACCTCCTTAGCCCCACAGTTGCGCAAGTATCTCTCTGCTGCTAACCGCTGCTCACCATCCAGCCTAGACGTATCGTAAAAGGTGGGAATGCGCCTTGTTTTGGGCTCGTCGGGCTTCCTTACTTCTATAATATCGCCATGTATTGTGTGGTCGATTGGTGGCGGCTCATACGCTTTAGGCGGGGCAAACTCGCTGGGCATCTCTTCTGCTGTGTAGAGTCCTCCCAGCTCGTTAATAAACGCCTCACGTATAGCCAAGCTCTTTGCGCATTTACTTAGCATTATACTAGGCATCGTTTTCCATATGGGAGTTTGCTTGCCGTACTCAGCCATATACGCCGTTGCTATGCTAGGGAAACGCCTGTCTTTACGGTAAACCTTAGCGGTTGCGCTGACTAGCTGCTTGTCATCCCACTCGAACGTGACCTCCATGCCGTCAAACTGTGGGTGACTATTAGCTATTTTTAGGAACCCGTTGATTCCTGTCATTAGCTGCAAGCGCCCACCTGCTTTAATCGCCCAAATCTCTTTGGTAGCTGGATTCAAGCCAGTTGCCCTACACATCTCAGCAAACAGCACAAACTCAGGGTCAGTCAGCCCTGGTGCTACTGTGTTGCGCAGCGCGTTAAGCATCTCTAAGTTATTTCCTGCGGTTAATTCTTTGCTCATATCCTTCCTTTTCTTCAGTTGTCATTTGATTGTCTTCGGCATCGAACCCACTTATTAACAGCATTCTGGGCCCAAAATCAGTTTCGCAAAACTCGCACTCTTGCCACTCGTCTCCCTCGTCGTCAAAAAATGCGTCTTCACGTACTGGTTGCCAATTTTCACAACTATAACATTCTACCCAGCGCCTATTCTTGCTCATATTTCTCCGGTGTAGCGTTATAAATTGTGTCGTCAATATCCTCTAGCAGTGACTCGCTATCCTGCTGGCAATGCACCGTTAGGTCGTCCCAACCCTCGATAGGGTCGAATGTCAATCGGCCGTCCTCCAACCGCATAGCAAGCACATTAAAGATGTGCCCGTTCCTATGTTGCAAACGATAGGATGGGTAGTTTATTTGTATTAGTTTCATATATTCTTCTCCTTTGCTGTATTGTATACAGTAACCAGACACTATCAGTACACAGTAGATAGTGCTAGTACTTTTTTTGCATATTTTTGACCCTCAGCACATTTAACCCTTCCACAATTGTAGACTGTTAAAGCACGCTGTAGATCGCCATGTACGTCAAGCTCCTCGCGCAGTATTTGAGCCCCACACCGTAGGTTGGTTGTTGCATCCCAGAGATGATCGGCGTCAGGTAGACCGCAGCGCTTAGCGTTAAACGGCATGATTTGAGCTATCCCACGAGCCCCAACCGGCGATACCGCCTTAGGGTTGTAAGCACTCTCGACCTTAACTAATGCTTTGAGTACTCGCCTGGGTATTCTGTGAGCATCAGCGGCTCGCTCTACCTCTGCCTCCAGAACAGCCCTAGAAGCCTCAACAGGACGCCGTAACAAGCGCGCCTGATGGTAGACTAGGGTTTCAGGAAGCGAGACGTAGCAAGCCGCTACGACTAGGGCAGCGACTACCCAGCCGCCGCCCTGATCGCTACTCATTTACGCCCCATGGTTGTTTGTACTGCCCTGGCAGGGTCATCTCCAAGCACATAGATGCGCACGCCTATGATGCAAGTGATGACGCCAACAAAAAAACAGACGTGCAGGACGGTCACAGCGATCCCCGTAGGGGTGAATAGGAGCTCTTTGATCTTAGTCATACGTTCCCCCTTACTTTACGTTATCCACAGGTTGTGAGCAGTCTGCCCACAGGTAGCACTTTAGCGGCGTGTTAGTGGTGCGCTGTGACTCTTGGCGCTCGTCAACACGAGTTATCCACAGTTTGCCCCCAGCCTCAATGCCCGTACATCCAGATACAGCCGCAGCGATAAGCCCCAATAGTCCCAAAAGTATTTTTCTCATATATCCTTTTTTGTCTTACACGTTAAACAACTACCTACCCCAACCTAGATCGAGACCTCTCATCGGCTGGCCTAATCCATCGTTAGGCACAACACGTTGAACAGTCTCGCTCCCAGTTAGATCACGATCCCACAAGTTTCGTTGCGGCCTTGTGGTTGTTACTATCGAGTAACCTGTCCCCCATGGCCCGTTATCCTGCGGTATAGGCAATACCGGCTGTACCGGCAGCCCGTAGGCTGGGGCAGGAGTAGCTACAGCTGGCAGCCCGTAAGCCTCTCTGAACACCTGGCACACGCTATCGCACTCCTGCGCTAATGCCGTCACCGGCAGGAATGCTAGGGTTAAAAGTAATTTTCTCATGATTATGTCTCCTTTAGTAGTTACCAATTTGAAACTCTCCAACCATTTCACGAGCTAAAACCTCAGCAAGTTTAGCCCGTTCTTGTGCTGGGAACATGTTTTTAATGGAATCGGTCATCGATCCAAATTGAGCGCGATACTCCTTAGCCGCAGGCAATACTAGGTAGCGGTTTAAATAGGCAATAGCTCGATCAAGACTAAATGTGCCTTCTTTGTGGAACTTGCCTAGTGTTTTATAAGCTGGGGAATAATAAGCTGGCGAAAAAAACGAGTCATTTACTGTGTAAAAGTAAAGCTCTCGACCCTCTGAAGATAAATCCTGAAGTTTCATATATTCCGTTCCTTATTGGGCTTAATTGCCTCTAATTAAAATGGGTTTGACCAATTAAACGCTTGCGAATCTGTAACGAGACGATCCTTATTTAGCATGTCGACATAGTTGTTAAACTCTTCTCGCTTGGCTACAGAATCACCTTTTAGGTCTGGATTATTTTTGACTAGTTCTGCCCACATTTCTCTAAACTGCGCTAAAACTTCCTGCTTAGTCATTTTGTATCTCATATATTCCCTTTCGTTTGGCTTAATTGCCCTACTCCTTAACCGTACCAAATAAGATGTACTGTGTACAGATATTAGTTGCGGAATATATAAAAATTTCTTGAGGGATTTTTGCCAGACGGGTATAACTGGCTGAAACAATAAAAAAACCACCTCTACCGGCTAAA